CAAAAAAAGCGGGTGAAGGTGAATGGGTGAGCACTCACCTGCCCGCTTTTAATGTCCGGTTGAACCGTCGCCCGCCGCTAAACGGACTTAGCCCAAAATATTATTTTATTTACAAAGCCTTTCCTTGTTGAAATGTTTTTCAAGCCATTTTAAAAAGACTTCTCCCGCCTCATTCATTTTTCCGGGTGGATATTCGACTTCAAATTTACCATCTTTCCAATTAAAAATAAGCTCATCACCACCGCCGAGAGCAAAAACAACCGCATTGACCGGCAAGCCAGAGTATGTCAACTCTCCAGAGTATATCAACCCTAGAGCTGCTTCTTCTGCAAAAGCCGGGAAAGACAGGCTTAAAATAAAAATAGCTATTAGTAATTTTTTCATTCTTTTTTATCCTCTTTCGGCGATACTTTCGCCAAAGCGTTCATTACGTCAAAGCCGGTTCCCTCAGAAAATATGCCCAACTTCCGCAAGATCATTATTCCAAGGTTGTACTCAGACACCTCTTTAAAATCACCCGGCGTAAGGCTACCACCGAAATGGCACATCTGTAAAAGATCAAACAATACGTCCTTGCCCAAGGTTGATCGAAGAAAAAGAAGGCGATACTTAGCCCTAAGGTTTAACTCCTGCTTTTTCATCAAGTTCCTTTTTTTCCAGGGCCTTTAACTTAGCATCCAACTCCAAAAAATTGGCCTCTACTTGCTGTAAAACCTGCTTTCCTTCCTGAAATTGCTTTTGCATCAGAGCAAGCTCGGCTTTAAATCTCAAAATGCGCTCTATCGCAACGTCGCGCTTTAAGATTAAAACCTCTTTCGAGTCCTCAGCTATTGCAAACAATGGAAATACAAGCAAAGCTATGAATGCCAAGATAAATATTTTCTTCTTCACGCTTCTCCCCCTGTCAGGGCATCAAGCGGACTGCCCTCCTCGATCTTCTTGGTTAGTTTCTGACCCGCTTTAGCCAGGCCCTCTATTGCTTCAAGGTCCTTGGCCGCCGCTTCGTCCTTCTGCCGAATCTCCCTGATTTGTTTCACCGTCTTCGGGTCCCTAAACGCTTTTGCAGGAAAACCGACCGACTCAAGCGCTTCCTTCATTGCAATATCGCCGTCAATAATATCGGCGGATGATGGAAACACCTGGGAAATCTGGGCACCAAGCTCAAGCCCCGCCCGGATACTCTGCGTCTTAAAAAGCCTTTTCTGCGCCTGAGATAACGGCCCAACATAATCAACCTCGATTGATGTGCCAGGTGTGTCCTGTAAAATCTGAGGCAGCTCCGGCATTCTCCCGGCTCTGACCTCGATATTAAACACCCTGTCCATGATCGGGTTCAGCGCTTCGCTCTGGTGCCGACCGATCCTGGTGCCTAACACCGCCGCCTGCTCACCCTGCATTCCAATTACTTGAGTGGCAGTCAGGTCCACCTTGTTAAACGCCGCCTGATACAACATTAGAAAAAAATCGACATGAAAATGCTCCTTAATCGCCTTACCGACCCGGTCCTGCATTTCTACCGTAAACGGTAACTGGATATTGGTATTTAGCGGCAAAGGCATTTTATCCTTTGTCACGCTCCCGTCTATCCAGGTCCACCCGTCAGGGGTGTTATTCACTTTGCCACGCAGATCCTCCGGTGCCACCATTGGGGGTTCTACCATCTTGTGAGAGGCAATCAGGTTTGTTCGCCCCATTTGGTTCGCCTGCGCTATATCCACATAGGCATCCCATGCCGGAGTGCGGCCGTATATTTCATCGTTATTCTTGCGCCACCTCCAGGTCACGGTTGGAATATCGTCATACCCGCTTTCGCCGAGGATCTTCTTTTCGTGCCCGTCCATGAGCATGTAAATCGACGCTACGGGTTTATTTTTAGAGTCTGCTTGCGACGGATCATAGTCCGTGCGCGGAAAAATCGCATGTAAACATTCTTTCTCGGCGTAGGGGTCTTTCTCGTACTGGCCTTTAAATTGGGTGTTTAACGAAAAAACCTTGTCCTGCCCGAACTTCTGAACCAGGTTTTTAAGCGAAATCTTATAGTTACGATACAGCGTGTCCACAACCCCGAACTGATCTTCAGCAATATAGCATTCCCGGAAATGGGGCATGGTGAATATAATCCGACCAGCCCCGACATCCTCCTCGATCAGCGCCGTTGGGGTCCCAATCGTAATGCCCTCCTTGATATACCCTGGGTGCCATTCGTAAAAATTGCTCCTTAAAAACGCCGCGTATGCTACCTCTTCACACTCGTCCAGCCAAACCTTAACCTCCGGGTATTCGTCCATTCTTTTCCCGGACCATTGCCGCATCCCGGAAGTCCGTGGAAAATTCAGCCTTCCCGGCAGGGTAAAATCAAACCAATGAATATTCGATGAACACATATACCCATGGATGCCGTCCGCCGCCAAGTTCGCAGCCGCCAGCGCAGTGCCGTCATAAACATCAACCCCGGTATTCTTGCCCTTCTGAGAATTACCCTCAACCTTGATCGACCGCCGGGAATGATTCACGAACCGGATAACCTCGTCAATCATTTCTTCATACGGCAAACGAATCGCCTTTAACAGGTTGAACATATCCTCTAAAAACTTGGCCTTCTCAGCGTCCGTTTTAAATTTGACCATTATATCACCCCAAGATAGTCTTCAACGTTGTAGCCGGGGTTAAAACACCGCTCGGCCCGGTCAAAGTCGTGCTCCTCACGCCCTTTCGCTTCCTCAGCCGGTCGGCCTCCGCCAGGGCCGCCTCCTTCGCGGAAGTATCGTCCGGGGCCGGAGCTGCCGGAGCGGCCGTCGCCGACTCCGGGAACTTGGGAGTCATCGCCCCGCCAGCCTCACTAATCTTATTACCAAGATATATCCCGCCTATCGCAGGGCCGATCATCATCGGCTCAAATTGCGATATCGCAAAATCCATGAGGTTGGGCTCACTAAAAACTTTGGTCATTACGACCTCCTAAACCATGACTTAAAGGATCGTACTCGTTCGGCTTTAACCCAAAAGTCAAAGGATTGTATGTGTTTACCGGCAAATTATTTCTCAAGCCGAACATCCTAATCGGCATTACCTTCGCCACAGCAAGACCCGAACTGATAATATATCTCATGTCGTCCATTAAATGATCGTTCTCCTTAACTGGCTTGCCGTCATTGCCCCGCCGATAAACCCGGAACTCCGCAAGCCATTGAACCAAAGATCGAAAAACCTTCAACCGACCGGTACTCATTCGCATCCAGACTTCGTGAATCCCCGCTTCAACAGCGTTTTCCGCCGGATGCAGGTTCCCTAAAAGTTTCTGATATTCCTCTAAAAGCTTCTCGCCGTCCCTCTGGCTCGTACCCTTAGACGGATCGCTCACGCCCGGTATCCAATCGCCCCTTGACTTTATCGCATGCGCATGCACCGGCGGCTCGGAAAACCCCTGCTTATACTCAGAAGTAAGATAAACAATGTCGTTATCACGATCCACCGCAGCCCAAAGCGCCGCAGTTGCGTTCCAACCCATGTCAAGCCCGTACACCCGTGGCAAATAATCCGGGAACTTGAAATCGTCAACAAGCAAGGCTTCCTCGGATATAGGATAAATAGCGCCCTTGCCCAGGGACGGAATACCCTTTGTCATCGCATCCCGCAGCCGAACCGGAATAGAACCCCACAACCTGTCTTTTTGCTCTCGGGTTAAATGAGGAGCATCCTCCCAGGTAGCACCAATTAAAAACTTGCCACCCTCTTTGTTCTCAACGTCCCGACCGTCCGGCATGTACGATAAAACCACCTCGCTCATACCAACCAAAGGTGTAAAGGTAAGCATAATTATACCGTCCACCGTCATTGTCCGGATCAAGCATTGCGTGTAAATATCAAGGGTTGGCTCCTCGTCTAACAAGATCACATCCTGCTCCGTACCGTAAAAAGCCTTAACCCCCTGTTCATAACTCCTTACCCCTACCTCCGATATGCCACCGGAAATATGCTTAACAAATATAGTCTCTACCGTATCAGGTACGTTAGATGATTTTCGCTTAAAGCCTTCAGGATGCGTTTTCGTTCGGCTAAGATCAGTATAGGGGATCAGGCCCGTACCCACATCCTCAAGCGGACCCAATAACTTGTATTGTAAAATGTCCTTCGTGGTCTGGTTCGTGTCCCCGCACGCCCAAGCCTTTATCGGCTTTTTAAACCTCCGCCCCACCCACCAACCAGGGTATCGGCCTGTCGCATGGCAAACTAACTCAAACCCACCTGTACCCTCTGTCTTGCCAACACGATGCGCCGCCCGAAACGCCCGCTCATTATGCAACCTCCCAGCCTCAAAAAACTTCATGTGGGGAACATACAACTCCCGACGCAGCGGACCCTCCTCAGGATACATCGAATATATCTTGCGAGTCTTTACCCGGCGCTCCTTCTCTACCAATAACCGGTATAATTCCTCTTGGTCAACTCGACTCATTTCTTCCTTTAACCTCCAACGGTATGCCCCTGAAAAACTTGAGCAGAGGAACCTCTTTCATACACAACCCCGTCACCTTTTCCCGACCTGCACGACTTTCTCGCGCCCTGCGACAAAACTCCTCAATCTCAAAGTTTCTATTACTGAGAGCAGCCAACGCCCGCTTAGTTACCAATATCCGCACAGGGGAACGCCCGGTCCTCTCCTCATACTCACAAAGACGGGCGTGCATATCAGCTATAAACTTTTCCATCACCCTGCTCCCTGCACCAATTGTAAAAAAATAAAATCGGTCCCTTGCCTCCTTAGCCGGTATCGGTCCCCGCCTTACCTTCTCAAACTCCTGCCTAACCATCCAACCTCCTGTCATAACCCAGCCCTCCGCTTTCGCATATACTCCCGCATGTAAACCTTCCTATCAATACGCTGCACAGGGATACACTCAACACCACAAATTCGGCACTCACAAATATGCTCTTCCTGTAAAACACCCTTGTTTACTGGTAAACTACCACTGTTTACAGAAACGGCAGGCTTAACCCTAATAACAGCCTTGTTAATAATATTGTTTACACCCTGTAAACTAACTTGTTTACAGACTCCCCAATGACGCTCACCACATAACCGACACTTTGGCGCTTCCATTATCCTAACACCTTTCAATTAATGGGTATATACATATCGAGAGGCCGGGGCCAAAATCCCCCCTCCCCCCCTCTGTAGAAAAGAATGCTTATTGGTCTTATCTCGGTCCCCATAGAGTACAGAGAGGGACACAAGGTCAGCACGCTCAAGGTCCGATAATGGTTTATATGGTAACTGGCGCAAGTTGTTATGTGTAAGGATAACAGCACCTTGCGCAGTAGTGCACAAGCGGCGTGCCTGATCGACATGAGCGTAGTCTATATCTTGTGGTTTATGGCTGTTTGGATGTGTCAAGCGGCCTCGTTGGAGTCATCCAGTTGTGTGTCTATCGGTGTATAACTTAGCTTCGGCTGGTCTGCCCGAGTGATTAACCCCATTGAATCCAGCTTTGATTCAATCCTCTGGTCTAACTCCTGATCGCTCAGGCTATCCGTCTCTGGCTTGACTGTAAGCTCCTGTTTTGTTGAGTATTTATAGTTAGTTGAAAGGTTGAGTTGAGTAATCTTAGACTCATACTCTCCCATGGCCGCGCCTTCGAGCTGGTCTGCTTCGATTGTTAGCCTGGCACACGTAATAATGTAAGCGAAGGCCTGTTTTTTATCCTTATCCCCGTTGTGGTTATTCCGTTTACAGTAATCATGGAGAGACTGTCTTGAAGCAAAGCCCAGGGCCAGGGCGAGTCCGGCGTCGGTTTTAGGTATACGCTGGTTGAACGTAGTGGGCATGCCCTTTTTGATGATTGTAACAGATCGACCGGCTTGACACTTGTCAAAGTATTCGTCTATGGCCTTCTGCATGTCTGCTGGGTCTGAGTATTTAGGTGGACTGCCAATGGTCATGGATTTGCCTCTTTGGTTTTATTGAAAGTCCAGGTTTAGTATCATCTACTCTGGGCGTTTGTCAAGCAAATAATGCAAATTATCGTTAATTATAGCGAACTGACATGCTTTTATGCGTTTAATTATATGTAATTATCATGTAAAGATAGCACTCCAAGTTTTGATGCCGTTCCATCAAAGTTTTGTGCTACTGTTAGGAAATTATGCTTAATTATATGTATTGTGTAGTTTTGTGCAACTTCACGTTTTGTTGGTGTTGTTTTGCCTAAAATTATTTTATTCAATCATTTTATAACGTTACGATGCAATTATCATTTAATTTTAAACTTGGCATATTATTTGAATGATCCTGTTTGTAACATTAACCATTAAACAGGAGGGAATGAGATGAGAATAATAATACAACACGATGAGAGTTTACGAACTGTCGTTGTATTACGGGCCATTGCCGACTATTTTGACGGATACTGTCTCCCCGAGACAGTGGAGCCTAAAAAATACCTGGTAGATCCAGAAGCCAGGCGGCTAATGGTAGGAAATCCTCGCGGAAACACATCGATTTTATTTGCATAGTCACCGGAGCCCCTGATCACTCGGGGGCTGCGGTGGAATTAACCACAAACGAGGAGATAAGTCATGGATATTACAGCGAATGAAACAACACTTTACGGACGAAAGTTAAAACCTTGCCCTAAGTGTGGCAGCACAGAGCTAAAACAAACTGAAGATGCGGGACAAACCGGGTCTGTCTGGTGTTCGAAATGTGAATATGAACCCTACCTGTCAGCCAAAGGACACAAACAAGCTGACTGTTGGAACGCCATTGAATATAAAAAAACAGCCTGCACTCATCCATCCGGATATATCAAAATGATTAAAATTTGTGGTTTATGTGGGGATTGCCAATGGCGAAACGATGGGAATGTAACATCGACCATTGGCGACGATACAGAACCGTGTTTAGTTGGGCAATAGA